GTGATGATCGTTGCCTAATATATCGTGAATCTGTTCGCGTATGTCTTCTCTTATCTTGGGGTAATCGCACAATGCAAGCGGGTGGATTTTAATGTAGTTGCTAACAATAAATTCCATTCTCGCTAATCCAACACCGCTGTTCGGAATCATGGAGCTGATAAAGCTATTTTCATTGTTGCCTACGTTCAACATGAGTTTCACTGGCAAGGTCAAATTGCTATTGAATTTCATCTTTTCAATGTTAAACTTCAACTCGCCTTCGTATACTTTACCAGTCTCTCCTTCAGAGCATGAAATAGTCACCATGTCGCTGTTGGAAAGAATCGCCGTAGCATTTCCAGCGCCCACAACGGCATTCAATCCTAGTTCTCTCGCGACTATCGCAGCATGACACGTTCGTCCACCCTTGTTTGTAATGATACCAGATGAAATCTTCATAATCGGTTCCCAGTCAGGCGTCGTCATGTCCGTCACCAAAATGTCACCCTTGTTGAACTCCTTGTATTGAGACATTGATGTCAATACCTTTACGCGTCCCGTGCTGATTTTATCGCCGACGGCTACACCTGTTACACGGACATTACTTTTCTCGCACAAGACATATTTTATCAATTCCAATTCTTCGCTATTACTATGAATCGTCTCGGGGCGCGTCTGTATAATATAAATCTTGTGGTCAACGCCGTCAATCGCCCACTCCACGTCAACGCCAATCTGTTTCTTGAACATTTTGGAATAAGCCTCCTCCAACAATAGCACATGACGTCCCAAGGTAATGGCCTGACTATTCGTTATGCTATAATTGGATTTCTCGTGCTCTGACGTGTCAACCTCCTTTACACCCGAAACCTCGTCGTAAATGATTTTGGTATTCTTGTCACCCTTGTTCTTGGTTATAATCGGGTCGCCGTCAATGTGTCTTAGCGCGCGCTTGTCCAAAATGATTTCGTCGGGCTTGACGCCGCCAGAAACGACCAGTTCTCCTAAACCAAACGCGGAATTCACAACGATGGCCTTGTTGAAGCCAGTCTCGGGGTCAATGGAGAAGGCGACGCCAGCAGAACCTAAGTCGGACCTTACCATCTTTTGAATTGCCACGGAGATTTTCACGTCGGATAACTGAATGTTATGGGTCTTTCTGTATGAAATGGCACGGGTGTTGAACAACGAGGCAAAGCATTTCTTAACGGCGATTACCAAATCGTCGCCACCCTTGATGTTTAAATATGTATCCTGTTGTCCTGCAAAGGATGCATTGGGCAAATCTTCCGCGATGGCACTTGACCGAACGGCGATTTCCAAATTAGGGTTGTGAAAGAGGTCGCATAAATCCTTGTAATGTTTGCAAATCATATCCGCGTGGGCGGCCTCTAATTCGGAATCTATGACGAGCTCTCTTAACTGGTGCGCCCTGGCTTCTAATTCTGTTAAATCTTCGGTGTTAATGGTATTTAGTATCTCCTCAATCTTGGGCTGCAAATTGTTTTTTTCTATAAATTCGTCATAAAGTGTGGTGGTAATCGCGAACCCATCCGCGACGTCGAAATTTAATATTTTGGCCAAATAATACAACTCGCCTAAAGAACTGCATTTGCCGCCGACCAAATGTTTGTTTTTATACGAGCAATCTTTGAACCATAGAATATGAGACATTATGCTATAATTAGGGATTTTATTGTGGGAATTCTAACCAAATTCATTGAATTTAATTTATGTTGATAGTATAACATGGGGGGCACTCTAAGCATTCTATATGGTAGTCAACAACAGGGTACGTCAGCATTTATAAAGAGAGCTAAAATCCCGCTTGTGAATGTTCATGATTTTGTGATAAAAAATATAAATGGAGCGTTTAATGCTTTGCAAGAGGCAGGATTCGAGGGTTCTAATTGTTATGCTTTATTGCATACGCTAATTAAAGGTAATATAACAAGCGATGAATTACGTGCGACAGGACTCGATGTATTACCTTATGCATTTGAAGGGGATACCAGTTTATATGATAAATTTCCAAAAATTTATTATTTTATGCTTCTATCTGTTTTAAGAGAAACATCCAAATTAGGTATAACGGATTTGCTTGAAAAAAAACAAGAATGGATAAGAAACCCGTCTGATGTTGTTAATAACCTATTAAAACAAGTGGGTGCAAGAAGGCGAATTGCACAAGAGACCGACGCACAAAATAATGCAATAAATGCCGTATGCAAAATTATGCCCCCAGCTAAAAGCGCAGGTGGAGCGGGTGGCAAGTGTAGTATGCGCGCGCTCTTTGATGGTGCAACTATTCAACAACAAAACAGATGTTGTATATGTGGATTATATCAACCACCGCCACTAACGGATATTGAACACGTAGTTTCCTCACAATTACTTATTTTGCTTGGACTTTGTCCTGGAACAAAAAGTTGGGTCGGATTTCGACAGATATTCAACGAATTGAATAATATGGGTGATGATAATAAAAAAACTAATTGGGTGAGAACGATAATTAATTATTTTCCAGACAAGAAGCAAAAAATAAGAGCGCGTGATGCGTTTAGAAGTATGATGTTGCCAGCGCATGCGCATTGTAATCGGGATATTAAACGTGAATGGTCGCCGTTTTATGTTGATGCGAGAGGAAATATTCAGGCGGATATTACAGCGCCATTTGCAGATATGGACAACAAAACGTACGCGCAAAAAGTGATAGAACAAAGTATAGACGATATCAACGATACTAGAAACCCAAAAGGCATACCGAAAAAACTGAATAAAGGTGAACTATCTGCATACACGGAAGAGTGGATTACAAAACAACAAGAAACGTTTAATGAACTTGCTTGGTTATTGAATAGTATCGACCAAAGAAATAATAGGGCATCTTTATTTTTGATCGATTATTTATATCGAACTGCTAACGATACTGGTAATGATTCAGACAGATCAGCCTTTGCTGAGTTGGTTTCAGATATATTAGGTTTGAAAAAGGGTACCAAATGGGATGACATGGAAAGTGTGTTAGGTGTAAAGAACAATCAATTAAAAATTGCGACGACGCTGACTCTGGTAGTTGAGGCGATGCTTGTTTTATTTCAGAGTGATGTACAAAATCCTACACAAGAGGCAATCGATGAGAATATAGGCAACGATGGAGATGATGGATATTCTTCTCCGGGGTCCACCGCTCTTAATTCGTCGATAGATGATGCAGATAGTGAAATATCCTTTACAAGCGAATCTGAATTAAGTGACATTGATTCTAATAAAAACTTGCTCAGTTCTGATGATGAAAGCCAGAATAGTAATAGCAAATCGCAATCATCCACTACTGGCTCATCATCAATAATGAGTAATGAATTCCGGAATCCTACAGATCCTGTGAGTAAGAAAAGGATGTCCCCAATTAAACAACTTGACCGAACTGAACGTCAAATCAAACGGGCGACATTGAATGATAATCAAATTATAGAAATGCAAGCGTATGCTGCGGTAAATGAGCGTTATAGTGGGTCTGACATCAATCAGGTAACTAGGGAGAATGCAATGAGGGCTGCAACGAATGCCGCACGTAATGCATTAAATAATGCGAGAGATGATGAGGATCCCTACGATCTCGCATATAACGCGGCTAGCGCTGCACTTATTGATTATAATAATGGTACTTTCAGCGTTGAGTTAGGCGGAGGCTCGCGCAAACGCAAGTATACTACAACGCGCCGTCGTTCCACGCGCAAGCGCCGACCCAGTAAGAAACCACGCCGAACAATACGACGACAAAGACGCCACAACAAACGCACTCAAAAGCGTCGCAAATAAATAAAGAAGCAAAATAATATTCTCTCGCGACATTCAAGAGAGAATGTTATATTACGTCCGCGCAACTGATATAAAATGTTGCGTATATTATATTCATGAAGGTTGTAAAAAGGACAGGAGACAGCGAAGACGTCAGTTTTGACAAGGTTCTGAAACGATTAAAGCATTTGGCGGATGGTATTGACGTGAATGTATTTGAGATTACACAAAAGGTTTGCAGTCGAATTTACGATGGTGTGAAAACGTCCGAGTTGGACGAACTTGCCGCGCAGTTATGCAGTAGTATGATGATTGAACACCCAGATTATGGCAAGTTGGCCGCGCGAATCATTATATCCAACCACCATAAAAATACGAGCCCGTCTTTTAGCGAAACCATCCAAATGATGTATAACAATATCGATGTGGAGGGCAAGCCTAGCCCGCTAGTGAATCAACGCATATATGATGTTGTTATGAAAAACAAGGAAAAGCTAAACACTTATATCGACCATACCCGCGACTACGATTTTGATTATTTTGGGTTCAAGACGTTAGAGCGGTCATATCTTACCAAGGTGAATGGTAAAATCGTGGAACGACCGCAATATATGTGGATGCGTGTGGCACTCGGTATTCATGACGACGATTTTAAGGACGCGTTGCAAACGTATGACTTGATGAGTCGGAAATATTTCACACATGCGACGCCCACATTATTTAACGCAGGTACGCTACACCAACAATTGTCTTCGTGTTATTTGATTGCGATGGAGAACGATAGCTTGGACTCGATTTACAATACGCTGAAAGATTGCGCGTTGATTTCGAAATATGCGGGTGGAATCGGTCTGCATATCCACAATGTTCGTGCAAAGGGGAGCTACATTCGCGGGACAAATGGCACGTCTACAGGAATTATTCCAATGTTGAGAGTCTTCAATAATACGGCTAGATACGTTGACCAAGGCTCAAGGCGTATGGGGAGTTTTGCCATTTATTTGGAGACATGGCACGCAGATATTGAATCCTTTATTCAGTTGAGAAAGAACCACGGCAGTGAGGAGGATAGATGCCGCGACCTCTTTTTAGCTTTGTGGGTGTCCGATTTGTTCATGGAGCGCGTGAAAAATAACGGCAAATGGAGCCTCATGTGTCCAGACAAGTGCAAGGGTTTGAGTGAGGTTTATGGCGATGACTTCAAGAAATTGTATGAACAATACGAGGCGTCGGGGAATTATAACCGACAAGTAAATGCACAGGAATTGTGGTTTAAGATTTTAGAGTGTCAAATAGAAGGAGGAACGCCATATATCTTGTACAAGGACGCAGTAAATGCCAAGACGAATCAAAAGAATTTGGGTGTTATCAAGTCGAGCAATTTATGCTGCGAAGTTATGCAGTATTCCGATTCGAATGAGACGGCAGTATGCAACCTAGCGAGTATTTGCCTTTCTACTTATGTGGAACCATCTGGTGCAAACAACGCATTTGTTTTCAATTACGACAAATTGCACGAAACGACGAAAATCATTACCAAAAACTTGAACAAGATTATTGACAAGAATTTTTACCCGACGCCAAAGACACGCAGGTCGAATCTAAAGCATAGACCCGTTGGAATCGGCATTCAAGGATTGGCTGACACATTTGCATTGCTCCGTATTCCTTTTGAAAGTAGCGATGCGAGAGAAGTGAATTTGAAAATATTTGAAACGATTTATCACGCGGCTATTGAGTCATCTATGGAAATCTCGAAACGTCGACACAATATTATACTTGAGGCGCGGGCAAAGGGCGCCGATGTCACGCAAAGTCCGTACAATGATTACCTAAAGTTGAACGAATATGAAATGGAGGCTATCAAGTCAGACCATCCAGGGTCGTATGTTTCGTTTGAGGGAAGCCCTGCGTCCAACGGAATCCTGCAATTTGATATGTGGGGCGTGGTTCCCACTGCGGGTAGATATGACTGGGCAGCCCTGAAACAAGACGTCATTACGTATGGTATTCGTAATAGTTTGTTGGTTGCGCCCATGCCGACCGCATCGACGAGTCAAATTATGGGATTCAATGAGAGCTTTGAGCCGTTTACGAGCAACATATTCAAACGCAAGACGCTGAGTGGGGAATTCGTCGTCATGAACAAGTATTTGATTCGCGATTTAATTGACCGCGGGATGTGGGATAAAAAGATGAGGGATCTTATTTTGTTAAACGAAGGCAGCGTTCAGAATATCGAGCGCGTTCCAGATGAACTGAAGGCCATTTATAAAACGGCGTGGGAAATTAAACAGCGTGCGGTGATAGACATGTCAATTGATCGCGGCGCCTTTGTTTGCCAGTCGCAAAGCTTGAACATTTTTATGGAAGATCCCGATTTCAAGAAATTGTCAAGCATGCATTTTTACGGCTGGAGTAAAGGTATTAAAACGGGATCATATTACTTGCGCACCAGACCCCGTGTCAAGACGCAGCAATTTACGATTGATCCATCGCTACTCAAGAGTACCGCCATAGAGCACACGATACATGGTGTGGCGGATAGTGACGAAGCGACGTGTTTGACGTGTAGCGCTTAAAATAACGTACGTACGTACGACGGCGGAGCAATATATAAGATTAATCGTTTAAAATTTTATATATAGGTATTATATTAATGAGCGCACTTACCGAAGAGTTGTTGATTGAACAACCAGAACGTCTTACGATATTTCCTATACAACATCCTGCTATATGGTCCATGTATCAAAAGGCGATTTCTAGTTTTTGGGTTCCAGAAGAAATTGATTTCAGTAGGGATATGACTGATTGGAATGCTCTGTCGGACAATGAACGTTTTTTTATTCGGCACATTTTGGCGTTTTTCAGTTCAAGCGATACGATTGTGAATATGAATTTGGGTGAACGTTTCATCAAGGACGTAAAGCCGTTGGAAGCGAAATTCTTTTATAGTTTTCAGGAAGCAATTGAAAATATTCATTCGCACACATATAGTCTCTTGATAGATACATATATTCAGGATTCCAAGGAACGGGATGAGACGTTTAATGCAATTAAACATATACCATGCATTAAAAGAAAGGCGGATTGGTGTTTTAAATGGATAATGGACAAGGAGGCGTCTTTTGGTCAACGGCTTATTGCGTTTGCCATCGTGGAAGGCGTGTTTTTCTCTGGCGCGTTTTGTTCTATATTTTGGTTGAAGGAAAAAGGAAAGCTGCATGGGTTGACATTTTCGAATGAATTGATAAGCCGCGACGAGGCGCTCCACGTGGAATTTGCAGTATTGTTATATACGATGATTAGAAACAAGGTGCCACAACAAGTAGTGCACGATATGTTTAAAGATGCACTTGAAGTTGAACAAAATTTTATTGTTGATAGTATTCCATGTGCCATGCTGGGAATGAATTCCGAACTTATGGTCGAGTATATTAAATTTGTTTCGGACAGGCTCCTCGTACAACTTGGATATGAAAAGATTTGGAATGGCGCGAATCCGTTTCCCTTCATGGACCGAAGCAATTTAGAATGCCGTACAAATTTTTTTGAGTCGCGCGTAGCAGAGTATTCCAAGGCGAATGTTGCGACTAACAAATCTCACGATGAATTGCGACAATTTGATATTGAGAGCGACTTTTAGTAAAATAATTATAGCAACATATAATAATAATGTTTGAATATTTACAATATATACTCATCTTTTTAATCTATGGTACAAGACCGATTTTATATAAATATATTGTACCATATATTCACGTAGAAAGTATGATATTGATTTCTGGATTGTTTTATTTGGTGCTTGCTGTATTTTATGTATATGTTACCAAACCTACTAAATTACTGCATGATGTGCGTATAATGAACAAAAGGCCACAATTATACTTTTGGTTATCGCTTACAGCATTGTTTGGTTTAATTGCCACACATTTTTACTTGGATATATTAAAAGATTCGTCTGCTGTTTTAATAACTGCATTATTTTCAGCTTACCCGTTGGTCACTGCTACAGCAGGGTATCTGTTTTTGAATGAAATTATAACACGACAACAACTTATTGGCATGGTGGTCATTATAGCAGGGGTTATCTTGATGAATTTGGGAGATTTTGATTATTAAATAATTCAAAAATATAATATAAACCTAATAGTAGTTTTTTATTATAACATGTCTGTTAAGTTGACCAGTTTTTCGAAACCAGTTGATGACTCGCAATCATTGCAAGATTTGGTAGCTTATTGTGCTCGCGTGTCAAATCCGGCAAACCAAAATAACACACAAACGAACGAAAAGCTTATTCGTTACTTGATAAAAAACAACCACTGGTCTCCGTTGGAAATGGTAAGTGTCTGTCTTGAGATTGAAACCACGAGAGACATTGCCAGACAAATACTTCGACATCGGTCATTTTCTTTTCAGGAATTTTCACAGAGATATGCTGTTGCTGATTTGGGGTTTGAATGTAAAGAAGCGAGATTACAAGACAAGAAGAATAGACAGAATAGTATTCAAACGGATAATGTTGACTTGCAAAATGAGTGGGAAGAGCAACAGAAACGCGTATCGGATAATGCTCAGGCTGCATACAAGTGGGCGTTGGATAATGGTATTGCAAAAGAACAGGCTCGCGCCGTTTTACCTGAAGGGATGACCCTATCTAGAATGTATATGAATGGGACATTGCGTTCATGGGTTCATTATATATCTTTGCGCAGTGGAAATGGAACACAAAAGGAGCATCGTGATGTAGCGATAGCGTGCGCCAAGGCAATTGAGCCGATATTTCCAATGATAAATGAGTTTATAACTCAAGGTGAATAGTGCGGGGTTTGGCGCCACCTTTTGAAAGGTGGTCGTGTAAAAAAAATTGAAAATAAAATAGTGAATAGGTGGTAAAGTAAAAAAGGTAAAAAGAATGTTGTCATCATCAAGAGTAA